TGTTTCTGGAGCGTGCGCTGTGAGCACCAACAACCACACCGCCCAGTTCGCCCTGTGCCAGGCCGTGGCCGCGCTGCTGGCCGATCTGCCGGCGCTGGGGGCGGGCGCGGTGCGCGTGGCGCGCCGCCGGCCCATGCCGCAGGCCGTGGCCAGCCAGGTGTTCGTGTTCTACGACGAAAGCCAGCCCACGGGCATGAAAACCAACGAGAGCATCCTTTGGCGCACCCGCGTGCGCATTGAATGCGTGGCCCGTGACGTGGCCGGCATCACCGCCGACGACGCCGCCGACGCCCTGGTGCAGGCCAGCTACGCCCGCGTCATGGCCACCCCGCTGCTGGGCGGCCTGGCCACCAAAACCGATCCGGTCGGCATTGCCAACACCTTTGACGAAGCCGACACCGCCCTGGCCGCCGGACAGCTGCTCTTTGACATCGACCACCGCTGCGCGCGCACCAGCATCGCGTAACCCCATCACCCGCCCCACCGAAAAACCCGAGAGGACATCATCATGAGCATCGAATCCGTCGCCGGCACCACCCTCAAGATCAGCGCGGGCGTGCCCGCCACCTTTGACGGCCCGGGCTACGCCGCGCTCACCTACACCACCGTGGGTGAAATCACCGACCTGGGCGAGTTTGGCCGGCGCTACAACGTCATCAAGCACAACCCGGTTGCCAAGCGCGGCACCGTCAAGCGCAAAGGCAGCTACGACGAAGGCACGCTGAACCTCAAACTGGCGCTGGATACGGATGACGCCGGCCAGATCCTGTGCAAGGCTGCCCACGCCAGTGATAACGACTACTCCGTAATGATCACTGCGCAGGGTGGCGACAAATATTACATGCAGGTGCAGGTCACCTCGGATATTGTCGTGTTCGGAACCGTGGACAACATGAAGGCCGCCAGCATCGACATGGAAATCACCACCAGCTCCACCGGCGTGGGCGTGGTTGAAGTGCTGGCGCCCTGATCGCGGCCTGACCTGATCGCCAACGACTGAACAGGCCCCAGCATCATGACCACCGCCCTCATCGCCGCCATCAAGGCGTCCGTCTCGGCCAGCTACGCCAACTCGCAAGAGTTTGGCAGCGTGGCGCAAGACCTCAAGTACAGCGCCGCGCACGCCTTCACCGACGGCACCGGCGCCGACCAGGCCCAGAAGCTCTTCACCGACCAGCGCACGCTGGCCGCCAGCGCCAACGAGTCGCTTGACCTGGCCGGCGGCCTGACCGATGCGTTTGGCGCCACGCTCACGCTCACCAAGGTCAAGGCCCTGCTTATCAAGGCGGCCGACGGCAACACCAACAACGTGGTGGTGGGCGGCGCAGCCAGCAATGGCTGGGTGGGCCCCTTCGGTGACGTCAGCGACACCGTGTCCGTCAAGCCCGGCGGCACCCTGCTGCTGGTGGCGCCCAACGCGGCGGGCTACGCCGTCACCGCCGGCACCGGCGACCTGCTCAAGGTGGCCAACAGCGGCGGCAGCACCGGCGTCACCTACGACATCGTGATCGTCGGCCTGTAAGCCGCCGATCTGATCCGCGCACCGGCCTGCCCCGGTTCGCCTCTTCGCGGGGGCGGCCGGGGTGGGTGCGGGCAAACCCGTGCAACCCCACCCCCGCGAGGACATCATGACCGACCTGAACAACACCCCCGAAGACTTCGACCTCAGCGCCTTCGAGATCTCCGAGACCGCCACCCTGGAGGTGCTCGACGTCAACGGCCAGCCGCTGCTGCGCCACGGCCAGCCCGTGCGCATCACCCTGCACGGCCCCGGCTCCGACGTGTACGTGCGTGCCGAGGCCCGCGCTGCCGCCGCCACCCAGGCCCGCGCCTTTGCGGCCCTGCGCGGCAAGGCCGGCAAGAACGACAGCGACGACCAGCACCGCCAGCGCGCTGAAAAGCTCGCCGCCGTCACCGCCGGCATCGACAACTTCCCCGTGCCCGGCGGCGCGCTGGCGCTCTACAGCAACCGCAAGCTGGGCTACATCACCAACCAGGTCGAAGCCTTCCTGGGTGACTGGGCAAATTTCAAGCCGGTGTCTGCGCAGAGCTGACGCAGTACGCCCGACAGCACGCCTGGCTCAACACCCCGCTGGACCCGCCCGATGCTCCCAGCCGCCGCGCTCAAAAGTCTGTCAGCAGCAGGCCCGCGCCGCCGGCTGACGAAGCCGCCACGCGCAGCCGCGCGGAGCAGCTGCTCGACGACGGCGCGCCGCTGCCCCTGCCCGAGCTGGAGGGCGGCGCCCGCCACCTCTGGCAGCAGCTGCAAGACGCCGGTCTCACCGGCCACGGCGGCATGGGCCGCGTGCCCCTGTCGTGGGCAGACCTTCGCGCCTGGCAGCTCGGCACCGGCCAGCGCCTGCCGCCCTGGCAGCTGCGCGCTTTGCGCCAGGCCAGCGCCGAATGGCTGGGCGAGCACCTGCGCGCGGCAAAGCCCGACGCGCCGGCTCCGTGGTCCGTGGCGCTCAGCGACGAGCAACGCAGCGCCGTGCGCAACAAGGTGCGCGCCGTCTTCGGCGCCCTGGCGCGCGACCGCCAACCCGCAGCGCGCGGCCAGCCGCGCGACTGACCCCCACGGAGCCGCCGCATGAACGACATCAGCGTCACCCTCAGTGCCGACGACCGCGCCCTGTTGCAAACCCTGCGCGAGGCCGGCGTCAGCCTCGACCAGTTCGCCCGCAAGGGCGCCGGTGCGCTGCGCGACATGGAGACCGCCTCGCACGCCAGCGCCACCGGCATCGAGAAGCTGGCCGGCGGCCTCAAGACCGCCTTCATCGGCGGCGGCGTGGCCGCGGCCATCATCACCATCAAGAACGCCATCGGCGGCGTCACCATGGCCATGATCGACGCCCAGATGCAGGCCGACAAGGTGAAGAACAGCCTCACCTTTGCCATGGGCGGGCCGCAGGCCGCGCAGGAGATCGACTACCTGCGCCAGGTGACCGACAAGCTCGGCGTCAGCTTTGCCGCCGTGGCGCCCATGTACGGGCGGCTGGCAGCGGCCACCAAGGGCACCAACCTCGAAGGCCGCGCCACCCGCGAAATCTTCGAGAGCATCGCGCAGGCATCCGTGGTCATGGGTCTGGGCGTGGAAGAAACCGAGGGCGCCATGCGCGCCCTTGTCCAGATGGTATCCAAGGGGCAAATACAGGCCGAGGAACTGCGGGGCCAGATGGGCGAGCGCCTGCCCCGGGCGTTTCAGATTTTTGCGGAGAGCATGGGCAAGAGCACTGGCGAGCTGTCCAAGCTGCTGGAGGCCGGGCAGGTAGGCCCCGAGCGCCTGGCGCAGTTCGCCGCCACCCTCAAGGGCGAGCTGGCCGGCAACCTCGACGAGGCCACCACCCGGCTGGCGGCCAACGTCAACCGGCTCGACAATGCCTGGTTGCAGCTCAAGCAAAACGTGGGCGAGGCCGGCGTCAGCAGCTTTATGGCGGGCCAGATGGCCATCCTGGCCGACGCCACGGGCGACGTAGCCAAGTCCATGGAGGCGGCCCGCCAGGGCGGCGATGGCTTTCTGGGCCAGATGGCGGCTGCCGGCGGCGCGCTGCTGCGCTTTGCCAACCCGTTCAACGCCATCACCTACAACGTGCAGGACCAGGCCACCGAGCTGAAGATCGCGCAAGACCAGCTGCGCGAGTATGAGGCCCTGCTGGCCAAAGACCCCACCAACACGTTCCTGATCCGCGGCATTGCCCAGATCAAGGAAACCGTGGCCTGGCTGCAGGCGGCCAACAGCGAGAAAGACAAGTTTGCCGGCAGCGGCCCCAGCCACCGCACCATGGAAAACAACTCCATGAAGGCGCTGGCCGAGCAACAGGCCAAAGACGCCAAAGAGCTGGCCGACATCAAGGCCAAACTCATGGGCGTGGACAAGGACTACCTGCCCACGCTCACCAAGCTCAATGACGCCTACCGCGCCGGCAACCTCACCCAAAAGGAGTATGTCGGCCTGGTGGGCGAGCTGGCCAAGAAGAACTACACCGCCGCCAAGTCCACCGCCACGCATGCCGACGCCTTTGGCGATTTCGTCAAAAAGCTCAATGAGAAGCTCGCCGCGCAGGCGCAGGAGCTGGACGCCGGGCGCAAGCTCACCGACTCGGAAAAGCTGCGCATCCAGTTCAACGAAGAGCTGGGCACCAAGTACAGCAAACTCACCGCCGCCGACCTGGCCCGGGTGGAGGCGCTGCTCAAGGCCATTGCCGCCGGTGAAGAACAGGTGCGCACCACCAGGCGCATGGTGGCGGCCTTTCAGGCTGAGCTGGAAGTGAAGGCCGAGCGGGACGCCGCCTACGTGGCCGAAAGCAAGGCCCGCGAGCAGGGCCGCCTGGCGGTGGACGCCTACGTGCAGTCCATTGCCGAGTCCAGCAACCAGGTGCGGCTGGAGCAATCCCTGTTTGGCCAAAGCGCGCGCAACCGCGCCATCGCGCTGGAGCAGTACCAGATCGAGCTGGATCTGAAAAAACAGATCGCCGCCATCAACGCCAACGCCGGATTCAACCAGGCGCAGCGCGACGAAGAAATTGCCCGCGCCACGGCCGCCGCCGCCATCGCCAAGGCCTCCGCCGTGGCCAAGGCCGACATGGCCGCGCTGCAAAGCCTGTTCGATGCCTTCGACAACACCGCCCACGACGTGTTCGTCAACATCTTCAACGACGGCTCCAACGCCTTCAAAAAGCTGGGCCAGTCGCTCAAGGCGGGCCTGATCGACGTGCT